GCGGACCTCAGCCGCCTTGCTGGCGGAGAGGAGTGGGAGCGTGGGCGCTGGAGCAGCGAGACGCTGGCGTTTTATAACCCCCGCGAATGGGCCGCGTGGCTGGGCGCTCGCGCGCAGTGACATTGACCAGCCCTCTACGGAGGGCGCAAACACCAGCGCAGTGACAGTGTGTTGATGTTTGACCAAGTGACGGCCACGCCCTAGCACCGTGGCAGGATGCAAACGCATAGAAGTGAAGTTAAGGCAAACCCTGCTTTATGGGAGCGTCACCGGGTCAATTCAACAGGAGCAATCATGACTAGCCTACACCCGATCTTCGCAGCGGCCCTCGCGCCATTCGCCCCGCCGTTGTCAGAGCTGAGTCTCCAGCGCGCAGACATTGAAATGACCCGCGCAAAACAGGCGGGCGATGACTGGAACAGCGCGATTGCACTGGCGCTGCAAATCAACCGCGCATCGTACAAAGAACACTTCGAGGAGCAAAAATGACATTCGAGGAATACCAAGCGGACGCAAAGCGACGCCTTCTGAAAGACCTTTTGTCAGAGGGTAGCAAGGTGCGCGGAACCCCACTGGGCGGGTTGTTGCAGTTTGCCGCGTTGCACATCGAAGGCCTTCACAACTCAGAGTCAGCCAGAGACCAAGAGATTGGCGACTTACGCGCCGAAGTCGAGCGGCTGGGCAAGGATTCGGAGCGGTATCAGTGGCTTAAGTCTGCAAAGGGGCTGACGCTTGAATCTGAGCGAGGCTCGCCGTGGACACGCGAAGATGGGTCTAAGTTTCGACCATCACACCGGCTGTGCGCCGGAGGGACACAGTTTGCGCCATGCGAAACACTTGACGATGCAATTGACGAAGCAATGAAGGAGCAAAAATGACCGCAAAAGATAGCGCAGCAGGGGCCGCATTAGCCCTTGCACTGGCATTCGTCATGCTTTACAGCACAACAGATAACAGCGCCGATTGGCAGCACTCCAAAGCACTGCAAGACGCGCAACAGTCCGCACAGCGCGAAGCGAGGATGGAACGCGCCGCGGCGCAACAGTGCGCAAAGTTGCACGGCAATGCCGGTTATCGCTGGACTGACGAAGGCGTATTGGTTTGTACTGATCACCGGGGCCGCGTTGCGGTTGTTGCGAAATGAGCAAGGTTGCCGACGAACTGATGCAGCTTGCATCCGAGCAAACGGACGAACGTGTTCAAAAGGCGCTCCGGTGGGCAGCGGTTGAATTGGATGACCGGGCGGACTGCATCGAAGAATTGGACGCTGACGTCATTGAATACGGCAATGCCAATATCAAGCTAACCAATGCGCTGCATGAGCTACAGCAAAAGCTGCGCGCACTGACTGACAGCATTCGCGCGACACTCTGGACGCCGGAGCCGCCAGCCGTTGACTTAACGCCATTCAAAAACGTCATGGCCGCGCATGGTGTCGAGCCCTACGAGAAAAATAAAAGAAAGAAGGCGACGGAATGACTTATGAAGCCAGTATGAGCGGGTATCTGGATTTCATCGAACAGAAAAAACACCTGAACAGCATGGACGGCTTTGAGCCGGTGTTTATGCCGGATTGGCTTTTTGACTATCAGAAGGAGCTTGTCCGGTGGGCCGTAAGCAAAGGACGTGCGGCAATTTTCGCGGATTGCGGCATGGGTAAAACGCCGATGGAGTTGGTTTGGGCGCAAAACGTAGTGCAAAAAACAGGCGGGAACGTGCTGCTTTTGACGCCGCTTGCCGTGAGTTTGCAGATGGAGCAGGAGGCCGGGAAGTTTGGGATTGATGCAAAGCGAAGCCGCGACGGTACGGTGCATAAAGGCATCACCATTTCAAACTACGAAATGCTGCACTTATTCAATTCCGAAGATTTCGTCGGCATGGTTTGCGACGAATCATCTATCTTGAAAAGCATGGATGGTGCATTCAAGACCCTGATCACGAAATACATGCGCAAGATGCGTTACCGCTTGCTGGCGACGGCAACGGCTGCACCGAATGATTTTCATGAGCTTGGGACAAGTTCTGAGGCGCTTGGTTACTTGGGTGCGATGGACATGCTGAACAAGTTTTTTCGCAACACCAACAACGACTCAAAAGGCGGCGTCCATCGTGGACAGGTTGTTAAGTGGGTTTTGAAGTCGCATGCAGAGGAACCATTCTGGCGCTGGGTGACAAGTTGGTCACGCGCCATTCGCCGCCCGTCTGACATTGGCTTTGATGACGGCCCCATGAAGCTTCCCGAGCTAATCGAGCGGGAACACCTTGTTGATTTTGAATTTATCCCAGAAGGCGACCTATTCCCAAAAATAGCTCACGGGCTCGGAGAACAGCGAGAAGAACGCCGCAGGACGCTCGAATACAGGTGCCAAAAAGTAGCCGATCTTGTGAACAACACAGGGAAGCCTGCTTTAGTCTGGTGCCAGATGAATGACGAAGGGAACATGCTTGAAAAGATGATTCCCGACGCCGTCCAAGTGGCTGGAAGTGATTCGCCGGAAGACAAGGAGGCGCGGCTGATGGCGTTTGCAAACGGGACAGCACGGGTTCTAATCACAAAACCCAAAATCGGGGCGTGGGGCTTGAATTTCCAACACTGCCAGCACGTCACGTTTTTCCCGTCTCACAGTTATGAGCAGTATTACCAAGGGGTTCGCCGTTGCTGGCGCTTCGGGCAAAAACTGCAGGTGCATGTTGACATCATCACGACGGCCGGTGAAATCGACGTGCTGAAAAACCTACAGCGCAAACAAAAGCAAGCTGACCTGATGTTTGACCGGATGGTTGAAAACATGAACAACGCTTTAGGTATCTCGAAAAGAAGCACGCAAGCAAACAAAATCAGCTTACCGAACTGGATATAAAAATGGATCACCTTATCTCTGATAACTTTGCAATTTACAACGATGATTGCATCAACGTAATGAGCGGCATGCCTGCGGCGTCTATCGGCATGTCAATCTATTCGCCTCCGTTCGCAGGGCTCTATCAATATTCCAGCGATGACCGCGACCTATCGAACGCGGCGGACATTGACGAATTTTTCAGGCATTACGATTTCGTAATCAAGGAGCTGGAGCGAATCACGATGCCGGGGCGAATTACGTGCGTTCATTGCTCGGACATTCCCCGGGGAAACTCAGGGGTTGATACGTACTTTGACCTCACGGGCGAATTTATCCGTGCGTATGAAAAACACGGATGGAAGTACACCGGACGGCGCGTAATCTGGAACGAACCGCTCAGGGTGCGACTGCGAACGATGCAGAAAAACCTGAGTCATCGTGGAATCACTGAAGACAGTGCAGCGTCAGGCGTGGCCAGTGCTGACTACCTGATCACATTCCGCGCGCCGGGTGAAAACAAAGTTCCAGTTAAGCACCCCGTTGGGCTGACAACATATGCAGGCGAAAAGGTTATGCCAGCGGAAAACCAGACTTTTAAGGGCTTTGAAGGCGACCAAAAGAAAAACAAGTTTTCGCATTGGATTTGGCGACAATATGCCTCAAGCGTTTGGGATGACATTCGTACGCATCGCATCCTGCCATTTCAGGACAGCAAAGAACACGACGACGAAAAGCACGTACACCCGCTGCAACTTGATGTGATCGAACGCTGCATCACGTTGTTTTCAAATCCGGGCGAAACGGTGTTTACGCCATTCATGGGCGTTGGCTCCGAGGTCTACGCTGCGCTGATGAACGGCCGAAGGGGAATCGGCGTAGAACTGAAGCCAAGCTACTACAGGCAAGCACTGAAGAACGTCCAGATGGCCGCACGAGGGCACAAAGACGTTGAAGAAAACACTGAACTGGACTTGTCATTGACATGAGCTACACCGACTGCAAAACATACTTCCCGCACAGCGGCAGTCTGCCGGACAAGGTGCTGTCATTCTTTGCCGCGAACGATGATGAGGAGTTATCCACAATCGACATCATCTCAAAGTTCGGGGTAACGTCACCCGGCGCGGTTTCATCCAAGATGGCCCCGTTAGTGCGCATGGGTTTGCTCGGGTCAATCCGACGTGGGAGATTAGTGCATTACACGGCTGGGATGATGTTGGCGGACTGGGCGAAGGGCAACGAAAACGCTCCAGCCAATCGCCCGGCACAAGACCCGGAGCCGGTGAAGCAATTGGCCAGGCCGCTGGAAATCAAGATCACGATTCACGTACCCGGTGCCGGAACACCGGGACAGCGTGTTGAAGTGGCCGGAGTGAGTCAATGAGACACGATTGCAAATACTTTTCACCATCACTATTTTTGCATTATTTGCTATAGGAGAAATATGAAAACAGAGACACCTAGCCACACAACTATAGACGCAATCACGAAGGCGGAGCATGATCCGGCGCTAACCGTCATCGAGCGAGCAGACCTGGCCCTGGACGCAGGCGCCACCGAAAAGCACCTGCGCGAACTGGTCGCCAAGTCTGCCGGCATCACTGAGATCAAAGACCGCACCGGCCGCGACCAGTGCCACCGGGCAGCGATGGAGCTGGCCGACGCCCGCATCGCTATCCAGAAGACCGGCAAGGCTGCCCGCGAGGACGCCACGAAATTCAGCAAAGCCGTCATCGCCAGAGAGAAAGAGCTGGTCGAGATTGTCACCCCTGAAGAAACCCGGCTGCTGGGTGTGCGGGATGTGTGGGATGCGGCCATTGAAGCCCGCAAAGCCGCCGAGCGCGACCGCGTGATGACCATCACCCAGCGGATCACGGACATAAAGTCCTACGCCGGCCTGGCCATGCAGTGCCGCACCAGCGAGCGGGTGACCGGCCTGATTGCCAAGGTTGCAGACATGGCGATCACCGCCGAGCTGTTCGCCGAATTTGAAGATCAGGCCATCGAGGCCAAACGCGTGACGCTGGAGCAGATGGAGCAGGTCGAGCAGCGCCTGCAGGCCGACGAGCAGGAGCGCGCCCGGGCCAAGGCCGAGCAAGAAGCCGCAGCCGCCAAGCTGGCCGCCGACCGCGCGGAACTGGAGCGCCAGCAGGCTGAGGTTGCAGCAGCCCAGGCCCGCGCAGCCGCCGACCTCAAGGCCGCCCAGGAAGCGCAGGCCAAAGCCGACCGAGAAGCTGCCCAGGCGCGCGCAGCGGCCGAAGCCGAGGCGCAGGCCAAACGTGACGCCGAAGCAGCCGAACTGCAGCGCCAGCGCGACGCCTTCGCAGCCGAGCAGGCCGCAGCGCGCGCCGCCCAGCAGGCCGAAGCTGACCGGCTGCAAGCCCAGGCCGACGAGCTGGCCCGCCAGCGTGCGGAATTGGAGCCGAAACCGGCTCTTCCCAGCGTAGAGCGGTCATCGGCTGCTATTGAAAACGAAGTTGATCATATTGCTGGCGCCGGCAACACGATCACAGCGCAGGACCCCAGCGCAGAGACGGCGCCAGAGGCTGATTCGCTGCCGGTGACGATGGCCGCGCCAAAGCCGGCCGACCCCAGCGACGTCGACGTGATCTGGATTGCCGCCAGCGCTGTCGCCGAAGCCTACGGATGGACCTTTGGACAAGCCGTCCAGCGCCTTGGTTCCATCAAATGGAGCGATGAATGACTTCCACCGATTGCATAACCAATCAACAGGGGCGAAGGCCCTGCACATGCGGTTCACTTCCCCGTAAAAAGACGGCTGGAAGCGAAATATCTTTTTTTATCTTCGTTTGGATAATTGCGGTTTTGGGCTTTTGTCTGAGCGTAATGTCTGGATACTGGACACCACAATGACCAAAAAACAAGCGTTTAGCTATGAATACGGACGCCAGCGATTTATCGGATCTGGCGTGATCGTGGCGGCATGGCGCGCACTTCTCGCGGCGTTTGAGCCGATGCCTTTTTAAGGAGTGATATGGAAAACATGAAGTTATGGAACAGCGTTTGCGTGACCGACCCGCGAGCAGTCAAGCCAATTACGGGGAAATCTTATAAAGGCAACAGCCCAAGTCCATATTGGATCATCCAGCGTGCGACCGAGACATTCGGCCCGTGCGGTACAGGCTGGGGCGTGCAGGTGGTCAATGAGCGGTTTGAACGGTTTGGCGATGAATCGCTACACGTTGCAACCGTGCTTGTTTGGTATGTCCTAGACGGCAAGCGCGGCTCCATCGAGCAGATGGGCCAGACCAAAGCAGCCTACACCAGCGCAGCCGGAAAATTCATTGTTGACGAAGACGCGCCTAAAAAATCGGTCACTGACGGGATGGTCAAATGCCTGTCAATGCTCGGATTCGCTGGCGACATTTTCAGCGGGCAGTGGGATGACTCGGGATACGTGGCCTACGCAGCGGAGGAAACCAAGCGCCGCGAAGTGCCCACGATCAACGAACAGCAGGCCGGTGAGGTGCTGGCGCTGATTGACGCAGTGGGGGCCGATAGCGCCGCATTCCTCGCGTGGGTATCGAAGGCAGCGGGCCATGAAATCCGCGACGTATGGGAAATCCCGCTATCTGCATTGGCAAGCGTGACAGAAGCACTCGAAAAGAAACGTAAACAAAAGGAATCAAAATGAATTCACTAACAGTAGCTGGCCCTCTGGGGAAAGATGCAGAGATGCGCACACTCCCCAACGGGGACCCCGTAATCTCTTTTTCAGTGGCCGACTCTCAGGGCCGCGACAAGCCGACAATTTGGTGGAATGCGCAGATGTTCGGCAAGCGTGCGACCGCGCTGCTTCAACAGTATCTGGTCAAAGGCCAATCCGTCACAGTCTCTGGCACCGTGACCGAGCGTGAATGGACGGACAAGGAAGGCGGAAAGCGTAAGACGATGGAGATTCGCGTGAACGAAATCGCGTTGCAAGGCGGTAAGCGCGAGCACAGCGAGCCGACCTACGCACCAGCCCCGCGCCAAGCCCCGGCAAAGGCCGCGCCAGCCGGGTTCTCCCCAGATGATTCGGACGTGCCTTTTTAGCATATGGCCACACCAACCCTTTACCAAGCTGCGCAGGACGTGCAGCAGGCGATGTTCCTCTGCACTGACGAAGACGGCGTGATTGACATTGACAAGATCAACGCGATTCAATGCACATTTCACGAAAAAGCCGTGGCGACGGTGGCGGTTGATAAAACAATCGCGCACCAGCTCGCAGCCCTTCGTTCGGTCGTGGCGGAATATGAGGCGCGAATCAAGCGCATGGACGATAGCCGCGCAAGGCTGCGCACCAACCTCATGGGGGCGATGCGATCAACGGGCTTTCATTCCATCAAATCGGATGACGGCATCCTAAGCGCCACACTTTACCCGGGGCGTGACGAATCGGTGGAAATCGAAGACGGGGCGACGTTTCCGCCATCTCTGTGCAACGACCCGAAGCCGCCGGGACCAAGTAAGACCAAAATCAAGTCCGCGATTCTTGCCGGGGAAGCCGTGGCAGGCGCGCGGATCGTGCGACATGACAGGCTGACGATTCGGTGAAGTATGAATTAAGGAGTTGAAATGATCAAGTACAGAACGCGCTTTGACAAGATCAAAGCGATTGAAATTGAGCGAGAGACTGAAAAACAGGTTTTCATACCCGCGAAGGATGGCTTCCGGCCTTACCGGGAAAACAAGATGTCAAGCGTGCAAACATGGCACGACTCATGGGATGAGGCTCACGCTTTTCTTGTTGCGAAATCCGAGCATGAAGTCGAGACGTTGCGGATGCGATTGGAGCAAGCCAAAGGAAGACTTGGACAGGTCCGAGGTATGAAGCCTCCCGTTGTGAAATAAATAGGTCATCATGACTACAGAACAAAAGCGCAAGGCCGCGCAGTACCCGCGCATCGTCGGGATGGCCAAAGACATGACGCCGCAATGGCGCAAGCATCCCCGGTTTTGTGATTACTGCTTTGATCGGGCAACGCACCGGATCACGATTTCGATGAATCACTTGCCGGGCGAAAACGAAACGCGGGATGTGTGCGCTGTGCACGCTGTGGCATTGCCGGATAACGTGGGAGCTAAGCCGGAACACACGGCGCAAAGGAGCAACGAAGATGAGTGAACCTGGAACGCCGGGTGTTCTCGGCTTGAGCGAGGGGTTGGGCGTCACCCGCGACGACGCCAAACACAAAGGAACTGCAATGTTTGGAATGCTTGAATCTCTGGCGAAAGCCGCTACCGCCGTGGTGACGGTTCCAGTGGCCGTTGTTGCCGACGTTGTGACGCTGGGCGGCGCACTGACGGACAAGGACAAGCCATACACCGCCGAAGCCGTTGGCGACATGGTGGACAACCTGAAGGACGCCGCGCGCCCCAATGGTGGCAAGTGACGCCTAACGCCAAATTAAGCGGGGCCGAAGGCATCCGCTCTTGAATGATCAGTTCTACGGCAACTACTGGAGACAAGACGATGAAAGCTTTGACGATTTGCCAGCCCTACGCGGCGCTGATTGTGCGCGGAGAAAAGCTGGTTGAAAACAGAGAGTGGCCGACAAATTACCGTGGGCGGCTGCTGATTCACGCCGGAAAAAGCCGCGAGTGGCTTGACGGAGAGGATGAGGTGCTGGAGTTTGCGGAACGCGGTGACCCCCTGGTGTTTGGCGCCGTCGTCGGAGAGGCGCGGATTGCTGATGTGCTGCACATCGACCGCATTCAGCGCGGCGAGTACGACGCGAAGTATCCGTGGCTGAAGGACCACATGCACACGAACGGAACGTGGTGCTGGGTGCTGGCCGACGTGCAGCGCTACGTACAGCCGGTGCCATGGAAAGGGGCTCAGGGACTGTGGGAGTACCACGGCGCGGACTTGCCATTTAACGCCGAATTGTGCGGCGGCACGTCCGCCACGAATGATCAGTTATGCCGGTGACGGCGAAAGGAGAAATGATGGGTGACATTGCTGCGCGGCGCAAGCTGCTGGAACAAGCGAACCTGATGGTTAAAACCAATGACGCCGCCACGACGATCATTGCCTGTGCTGGGCTGCTGGATGCGATTGGCACGCTGATGAGCGAGTGGACTGGAGAGGTGGTGCGCGTGCGCATGACTGCCGAGGGCCAGCCGGATGTGTTGGACATGGTAAAGCGTCCGTCCACTGCTGGCGCGGTGCATTGAGGCATAACGCCGGAATAGACCGTCGGATAACACGCCAGCTTATCCGACGAAATAAAGGACTAATCATGACCGACACACCAGAATGCGGTTGCAAAGCAGACATTGAAGCCAAGCTGCTCGCCAACTTTAAGAAAGCCTCACCCGAAGCAACATCTCACAGCGTCGAACTTCTGGGCTATGGATTCGTTGTAGACGGTAAATTCATGCCGTATGAGGCTAAAGCGGACTACCGAACAAAGGCAGGGAGCCTAAAAACGAAGAAGCTGAAAGGGATTATGGTGTTCAGCTTCTGCCCATTTTGCGGAAATAAGTTATGAACACAGAACTTACAAACGGGCAGATCATCGACTTCGTGCTGGAAGGTTGGGGATGTCGTGAAAACGATCATTCAGATCACGTCGTCTTCGCCCGCGCAGTCATCGCAGCAGACCGCGCACTGCAAGATGCCCGCCACCGCGAAGAGCTGGCAGCGTATGAGCTGACTGTCGCGAATCTGCGGGCGGCTCAGGGACGCAACAAACACTGGCACGACACCGCATGGGACCGAGGCCACCAGATGGGCATGGCGGCAAACAGGGACATTGCACGGCAGGCGACCGAAGCGCTGGCGAAAGAGCGCGAGGCTCACGCTGAAACCAATCACATGATGACCGAAGCATTGATGCAGGCGGAATCGGCTCAGGGCACGCCGGATGGTTGGGTGCTGGTTCCGGTGGAGCCGAGCATCGCGGCTTGCATCAATGGGTCAGACGCCGTGGGGCGTGTTGTTGACGGCTATCAGTGCGCTGATGTTTACCGCGCCATGCTCGCAGCAGCGCCATGCGCTGGATGCGGTGAGACATGCAAGCGTGCGAAGCTCTGCGCTACGTGTGCTGGCGAGATCGCAGCAGCGCAGCAGCCAGCAGCGCAGCCAGAGCGCGGGCAAATCGTCGTCACAAAGAACGAAGCCGGCCGAATCGTTGCCGTTACGCGGCAGGATGAAGACGGCAAGATTCTGGAAGTGATCGCAACGGATATTAGGTTTGAGCGCGAGCCAGAGCCCAAACCCACATCCGTCAGCCTGTCAAAGCGCGCCGAACTCGAAGCCGACGGCTACGTCGTCAACGGGTTGGCACTGATGCACCCAGAGACACGTCGGCGCGTGCTGCTGGACTATTGCGGGTTTGTTGGATGGTACGGACTGGAATCTGAAATCACGCGGTTCAGGACGCAGCAAGAACGCAAGCCGATGACGCGGAACCAAGTAGATGACTTGGCAGAGGACGGCGTGTTTTTGCGCAGCGTGTACGAAATCGTCCAAGCGGTCGAAGCGTTTCACGGAATCAAGGACGCACCATGAACTACCACATCGACACAATCAGCGACTTCCTGAAAATCCCGGCAGACCGGCGCGCCGCATGCTTCCGCGAAATTGAATACGTGCTACAGCTATACGAACTCACTTTTGGCGAAGATGCGTCTGATACGCCAATTGGATCCTTGGTATGGGCGGATGATGGGCAGACCAGCATCAGCGTAGCGGATTCGGACGGCGATGTGCTGCTGACGATGGATGTCACAACCAAAAACGCCGCCGGTGCAGATTTGACACCACCGACGCCAGACGCTCCAGCATGGCACGACGCCCCTACGTGCGCAGGGAGTTGGGTCGCGGCATCAGCATCCCGCATATTCCAGATGGATGAATTCAACCTCCACGCGTACCAGAAAACATCCGTCCGATGGTACGGACCAATTCCGAAAGACGCCACATGACCCGCGCACTTTTACAGCAGGCGCTCGAAGCGCTCGAGCAACGATGCGGCACGCAAGCCGAGGAGCGCCAGCCTGGTGGATTGATTGACCGGCTGCGCGATGCGGTTGACGCGCCAGATGCAACTCTGGCATCAGCATTGCCCGCCATAACATGCAAGTATTCCAGCACAGCTCCGCTAGCTGGTACGGGCCCATTCCGAAAGATGAAAAATGACAATTGACGAAATCGAAAAGCACCTTGCCGAATGGGCGCAAAACGTCGAATTGACCGACGAGCGCATGTCGGCAATGTTTGACGCGCTGAAGCTGCAGCCTGAGTCGCCGTTGTATGCGATGGTTTGGGAGTTGCAGGACGCCTATACAAAAACAATGTCCAAGCTTGTCGGCGACTTTGACGGCTGGTTGTCGTGGTATCGGGTGGATAACGACATGGGTTTGAACAAAGGGGAAGCGGCCCCATTTCGCGGGAAGCTGCGCAAGATCAAGAATGTCCGAGACCTTGCCAAGTTGATCGTTGAATCAAGCAATGATGTGAAATGTCAAAATTGATTGAATCATCGGTAAATGTCGCCATTGCATTGGTTGTCGCGGTGTTATTTTGGGCTGACGGTTACTCAATGCTGAGGCAATCTGGAACCATTGCCCAAAGCACTATTACCGCAATAGTACTAACTGCTTCTAGTGCTTTTCCGCTATAACTTTTAAAAAAGGACACGCCATGAACGGCAAGCGCAAGCCACGCCAGCCCCGCTGGCAACCCACTGGCAACACGGCACTGATTGCCATAAATCGCGCCTGCAAGCTGACGCGCCATGAAATCGACCACATCATCGGCCATACGAAGCTGGGCATGACGGCGCTTCGTGAATGCCGGGCAACCGACTTTCATTGGACGCTTGTCGCCGGGATGATCAACGCAGCGCTTCATATCCAGCTTCAAGGCGTGGTAAAAATCCCCGGCGACTATCTGGCCAATGCTGAAGCGGCTGCAAACGCTATCCGTGAGCGCGCGGAATCTTCAGGCACGTGGAAGTCGCCCACGCTGTACGCTCGCGAGATTGAGGCTTTGCAACTGTGTATCGAGCTGCACGAGTTTCAACTGTCGCAACTTTCGCAAGGCGAGGCTCTTGCCGCTATCGGCCATGCCGAAGCGAACGTGAAGCGGCTGGGCGGGCAGGTGTTGCCGCGTGAGGACGTTGCGAAGCTGTTTGCTAGCGCGTGACAATTATCTAAATGGAGATATAAATGGATAATTCAGCAGGAGTAGCTGGTGAATCGTTGCGCATGATCCCGGTGAAGGCTTACACGATTGATGGCAAGCCGACGTGTGCGACTGATTACGCGACGGGGAAGTGTTGCCAATTCGCTGGAAGTCGCAAGTTCGGATTGG